TTAATTTTCATGTCTAAATTTTGCATAACTTAAATTTTCACCTCTTAAATTTGCACCACTTAAATTTGCACCACTTAAATTTGCACCTCTTAAATTTGCACGTCTTAAATTTGCACCACTTAAATCTGCACGTCTTAAATCTGCATAACTTAAATTTGCATAACTTAAATTTGCACCTCTTAAATTTGCACCACTTAAATCTGCACGTTCTCCATATCCATCACGTAACCATTTCTCATGCTTTTCTATAACGACATCTAGTTCTGCTTGATTCATTCTGCTTCCTCCTTCTCTCCGCCCTATTGCACTCTGTATCCGTTACAGTCTGAACTCGGTCACCTTTTTTGATTATATTCATTTAAAGCCGCCACCCTCATATTTTGCAATAAAATCAGAAACTAATTCTCCACAATTTCTGCAAACCACCACACGCCTTTCACCTTGTATCCCGTCATAGGATGTATCCTTAAATATCTCTTTATCCTTATGCCGACATATCTTTCTTAGCAGTCGATTTTTTCGAGTAACCCCTACCTCTGCAAGAGCTTCTTTTGTACCATCTTTTGTCATTCCGCTTCCTCCTAATCCAGTTTTATCACTCGCAAACCCTTCTCTGACGTTCTTTTTCTGTAAGAAGGCGTAGCGTAGAAAAATATAGTTTCACGCTTTACTTTTCTAAACTCTGCTAATTCGTCTAACGTACCGATTTTTAACAGATCGTCGCCTTTGTAGAGGGCGTATTCTGTCATGCTCTCACTCCTTCATAAATACCAACCAATGCGTTTTTGCTCTCTTATTGCCAAAAAGTGGCTCGTGATCAATTACTTTTAATATTTCGCTTAGCTTTATTTGTTCCTCATTCCATTTGAAAATTAATGTGGCGTTTGGCTTTAAAACTCGCATACATTCGCTAAATCCTTTTGCAATGTCTTCTTGCCAAGTTTTCTGGTCTAATTTCCCGTACTTCTTGGCCAACCAAGATTTATCGCCAACTTTCACTAAATGTGGCGGATCAAAAACGACTAAGTGAAATGTATTGGTATCGAATGGCATACTCCTAAAGTCTGCTACTACGTCTGGTTTTACAACCAGTTTTCTCCCGTCGCATAATTCTGTTTCTAATTCTCGATTATCCATAAAAGTGACGTTTTTATTTGTGCGATCGAACCAAAACATCCGACTACCGCAACATGCGTCTAATATTTTCACGTCTGCACCTCGTCCCTCTCTGCTAACTTCGCTTTAATTTCCGCTACTTTCTTTTCTAAATCTCCGCTTGATTCTGATTCTGTTTTTTTATTCTCTGGCTGCTTCTCTGTTTTATCAAGCCAGTCAGGCAATACTTCTTGTTTCTGATTCTTGTTGTATTTGCCGTAAGTGGGCTTATTATACTTCTGTTCATTTTGTTTTCGCCTTTCCTCTTCCGCTGCATTCACATCAGCAACCGTTTTAAAGCCTCTTTCTTCCCAGTTCCTAAGAATTTTATTTACATACGCATAATTCCGCTTGCTTGCTCCTTGTTCGGAAGTAACTTCTAATGCCTTAAAAACTATTTCTCTATTACCAGAAAAATCATCTACCCATGCAAGTAGTTTTTCTTGCTCGAACGGTAGCATCATTCCGAATCCATTTTGTTCCCAAAAATCCTTAAAATTTAAATCGCTGTTGTTAATGTTAATATCTTTATCTAATTCTTTATCTATATCTATTGCGTTACTTTGCGTAACAGTAACGCTACTTGTAACGTTACACTCTTTATCCCCTTTACTATCACCACTCGCTATTCTGTTCTGCCGCATAGCTTCTCGATGTTTTTCCACTCTTTTTCTTGTTTGCTCACGAACCCTTTCCATGCCATCAACATTTTGATGTTTTTCCCAATTTTCTATTTCAATCAATCCATTTTCTGTTTTTTGAATCATTCCGAAGCCCTGTAACGTATGTAACGTTACACGTATAATCCCAACATCACGGTTGAAAAGGGTCGCGAGCATGTCTTCCGTATACGGTACATTTTCATTTAAATAAATGCGTCCTTTGTCGTTAGTTTTTCCAGCTAAAGCTAGAAGCCTAATCCATACAATGAGCATCTGGTTACCTTCTGGCATTTTTTCGAGCAACTTAATCTTTTCATCGTCAAACATATTGACGGATAACTTTATCCATTGAATCCCCGACATACTCGCTCCTCCTGTTTTAATTAACTTGTTTTTGCGCCTCTATTTCTGCCTCTAATTTTTTAATTAGTGCAGAAGCTTCTCCTTTACTCATTGATTTTGTATCCGTAACTTTATAGCTCTCTAGTACATATTTCGCATCATGTCCAAATGGTTCCCCGACAACTTTAGCCTTTGCAAATATAGCCTTTCTCTGTGCATCTGACGCTAAATTATTGTTTTGCGTTTGCGGTTTAGCTTGATTTTTATTACTTGGCTTTGTATTTCCACTTGCGCTGTTACCGTCGTCATCTTCATCACTTGCAATCCCAAAAGCGGCGGATAGTGTGTATCTGCGTGCGTATGTCAGAGCGCTTCCGGCTCCTTGTGCTGTGTTTTTATCAAGAGGCAACATAAACGGGTCGAACTCAACAAATTCACCACTAGCGTGCATTAAAATCGTTTTTACACCCACTTTATTTTCTTCTGTTAACGGAATTTGGATATAAGATAATCCTAATTTGGGAGCGTGTTTTTTTACTGCGCTAATTACGCTCTCTAGAGGTACATATTTACTTTTAAAAAATGGATTATCCGCTGACTTAGCAGGTTGTTCGGCTTGCTCTTGAAATTTAGATAATGCTTTACTTATCTCAATAATTGACTCGCTCGTTTTCATATTCCTACCTCACTCTCAATGATTCAGTTTGTACTAACTCAGCCCCTGGTACTTCTCTGCCCTCTTTCAGAGCGCTTGTAATAGCTTTTTTATCCAATTTTTTGGGTTGTTCGACTAAAAACATGAATAACTTTTCTTCGTCCTCTAAACGCAAGCTAGGAGGGTTCTTTTGAATGCTGATTGTAAATAAAGGGCTTTTAATTTTACGGATATCCACTTTTAACATTTCGCTTTCTAAATACTCTTTCATATTTTTTGCTTTTGCTTCTAGCGCTTTTTTACGCTTCGTTAACCTCTCTACTTCTTTAGCTAATCCATCGGTCTCAGCATCAATACTTTTTACCATTTTTATAATGTTTTCCGCCTTTTCTTCTATCGGCTCTCTGATGCTGTCTAAAGTATCTTGTAGCGTTTCTGCGTCTAAGTCCTCCGCCATTTCTAATACTTGATTATATGCTTGAGTCAATTCGTATAATTTCATGCCTTTATTCCTTCTCTCTGCTCGATTTTTTTAGCTAGCTTTTCATGTATATCAATTAATTCATCAAATAGTTTAGATCCTTCTAAGTTAGTTGATTGCTTCTTTAGTAAGTTATAAAGCGGTGTTAATTCATCTTCATAATCATGTATCACGACTTTAAAGCCGTAATGGATCGTTTTAAAATTATCCATGTTATACCTCCATTGCTTAATTTTTGGATTTAAGGTATAATTTCTTTAAGGTAATATCTCAAATCCTCGACCCACACTGCTATGTGGGTCTTTTTTATTCTTCGTTTTCCGCCTCTTCTTCATTAGTACGCTCTAATTCCTCTAAATATTCGTTATGCCAAATTTGGCTTATCCTTTCAAAACTGGACCAACAAGCATCAACAACCATCGGATTTTCAACCACGTTTATCACTTCCTCTCAGCCAGTAGCCTGTTATCATTGACATTAGCGACACGAAAAACAATATAATAAATAAATCCATCAGCGCGTGACCTCCTCATAGCCTTTAAGCTTCAGCTCTTCGATATAGTCTGTCATTTTTTCGCAACCTGTTTCGTTTAACGGGATTTTCTGCTGAAATGCCGGATTATCAATCATTTTTGTTTTACTATTTGTATGAATTTCGCTATCTCCGAAGTTTGTTGTCTTTCTGAAAACTCTTTCTGCCATTGTTGTAGCCTCCTAAATTAAAATTAGAATTAAAATCAAATTACATAAGTTTATTAACGCTAATGCCGCCGCTATTATGACTAAGATGCTGAATAACATTTGACCTTTCATAGTGTGCGCCTCGGTATAATAATTTCGCGTAAATGTCCATTTACAAGCTCTTTAGTGACTTCAAATTTTTGATTAAATTTATCTGCTCTTTTTTTTCGTTCTTTTTGGTCCATATTTTCAAATCGGCCTTTAACGATATTATTTAATTCCGCGAAATTAATATTTTTTGATTCATAACCCTCGTAGTTAGCTGATACAAGTACTTTGTTCATTTTTCACAACTCCTTACTAATCCAGATTTCTTATAATATTGATCACGTTTAGTTAATACTTGTTGCAAGTCGATATTGAAAGTTTTTGCGATGCTTGTATTTAGCGTTAATCCCGCTGCTATAACGTCTGTTATCTCCGAAATCGCTTTTTTTGCTGCTTCTCGCTGATTCACATCACCTCTTTTCAAAGTGAATGACATAGCTTCTAAGCCTTGTTTTAGCGCTTTTATTGATTCTGTTACTTCTGCTTCGAAACAAGCCGTTAACGTCATGTGATGCCCGTCTAGTCCGTCTAAAAGTGGCGGTATCATTCCATTACTGAATTCATGTGCGAATAAATAGGTGCTTTGCGGTTCGTTATAGCTGTCTACTAACTGTTCTGCTTGCTCTAACGAAACTGTTCGTTTGCCTTTTACTTGGTTGCTTATCAGTGCTGGCGTTACATAACTGTCTATTGCTAGCTCTTTTTGCGTACGAGTTTCTGCTAAAACTTGCATCGCATGACTTGCTGTTACTGATTTTTGAAACACAATATCTCAATCCCTCTTTTGTATATTTTTTTGCGACTAATTAACTAATTATTGTTATATACTGTTGTTAGTCGCTCCCCAGTGACTATAAGTTGTCTGTAAGCACCGTTGTGGTAGGCGGTGCTTAGCTTAAAACTAAACCATGTTCTTCAAGTAATTTGTTTAATAGGTAAACTTGCCCTTTGCCGGTCACTCTCGGCGTGTATGTTGTCACCATTAATCCATTCCTATCTGTATGAATATGCGTTTTTTGCTCGAATAATCCCAAGTTCATTGCCTTTTGCGATGGCTTGTTATAATAAGTCCCTTTATTTAGCAAATATCCGCTTCCTCTTAGCCATTCAAAAAGCCTGTTTTGCCCAATATCTAAGCCATTTTGTTTAAGGATTGTCGCTAAGTCTTTTACTAAAACTGTATTCTCGCTCGTTTGTACAGCATCTGCAAAAATCACTTTCGGTTTTTGTTCCTCGATTTGCTTTAATGCTTCTTGCTTCTCTTGTTGCTCCTCAATCCACTTTTTAGCTCTAGCGACTGGGTCATCTATCATGTAAGAAAATGCTGGATATTCAGTTGCTAATTTCCTCGCTTGTTTTTCTACTTCAATGAAGTATTTTCTAATTGCTCGACCCATTTCGTTGTTTTGTACCATTGCTAATTCTTTAGCAGTGTCTAAAGTTAGTAAGTATTCTGTTCGAGGTCTGCCAAATGTACTTTCTCCCAAAATTGGGAAATAGTCTTCATCCTTTGAAAATCCGTAATTACTAAACTTATCGGTAATCCAAGTAGCAAATTTTTTACCGACTTGCAAGCTTTGATGTAGTTCCCGTGCATTTACAAATTTCTCGCCTTTTTCATTTTCTAAAACTGGTAACATTTCATTTGCAATTACTTGTAAATTTGACATTTTGTTCTCCTTTCTGTTCGCCCTTTCACAGTGCTATAGTTTTTGTGAAGGGAGGTGGAATTTGTGAAAAATCGCATGGATATAATGTTCAAAGGTATCTCTGATGACCAGCCCATTGCTCTAATGAGCGTTATAAGCATTACATCTTTTCCAGATAACAAAAGTTTTGATTTAAATGATTTTTATTTAGAAGCCGATAAAACTTACAAAATCATTTATAAGGGTGCAAACGAGTTAGAAAACGATTTATCGAAAGTTTTTCTAATGAACTCAAATGATGTCCTTTACATTGAGTTCACTATTTAATAACTGTTTTCAATGATTCCGCTAAAGCCGACACCATGGCGGAATCTCCCTTATTGAGGGCTTCTTTAAAACTCGATTCAAAATTTTCCAAAATTACTAATTTACATTCAAGCCGTTTTTGTTTAATTGCTTCCATCATTTCAAAGTCCTTCATTTTTTAACCTCCTATTCTTTTTGGAAAAGCTTCACTTCACCTTAATTTCTAACGAGTTTATAGTGTTAGCCAATTCTTCAGCCAAAGAGTTGGCTTCACTTAATCTAGTCCCTAACAAAGTAGCGTTTTCTATGGAATCCTCTACTCCATTCAGCTCTACTTCCATTTCGATAATTTTTAGCTCTTGATCTTTTTCAAGTAAATCTAAAATGTTTTTTATAGTGTTGTACTTAACGAATAATCTATTCTCTTTTTCATTACCATTTTCTAAAATTGTTTCTAATTTAATAATTGCTTGTTTGATGTTATTCATTTTTCTTCCTCCTCTATTTGTTTTAAAAAAGCCTCTACTTCTAAACCATCCACATCTATTCTTTCTGGATAGCATTCAATAATTAACTTTGGTCGTTTACCGCCTAGTATTTCTAAATGAACACCTGTTACAAATCGTCCTACTTTCCAGTCACCAAGTTGAATGGCATTATATGCAGACCCATCTTCTCTTTGACTAGTTTTGATTGACAAAGTTAACTCTTCGTTACTCATTTTCTAGCCTCCTATTTTTGGTTACTCTCCAATCTGCTATAATTAGTTTGATTGGAGGTGATAATATGAATAAGTATCTTTTTATTGTTGATTCATAAAATAGCGTTGATTCTGTGCGCTCTCTGGTGGAGTCGCTTAATGATTCAAAATGGGTTCATATCTCTTACAATGTCTTTGCGAACATGAGCGAGCTGTCCCCTAGTGAAATTTTGTCTTCATTTAATTTAGATGATGGTGTGCAAATCCTTGTTGTTGAATTTAATTCTTTTGATATGAGTTGGCGAAACGAAGTTAAAGAACATTTAATTGAGTTAGGTTATTAAATATTTGATTTAAATATTTCAGCCTGTTCTCTATAGCCAATTGGAATAGATTTCTCGGGGACTGGAGTAATATAAATTTCTACTACTGCTGGTCCCTCTATTCCATCAGCATGCCAACCATCAATGTTCATAGTCATTTTATTTGCCACGATATGAGTTTTCTTAGTCAGGCTTTCGTTTGAACTCAAGTCCCCCACAATTTCTGCTTTTTTCCTCATTTTCTAGCCTCCTATTTTCGCAAAATCTCCCGTTTCTGTTTTAGCAACGTTTTTGGTAAAAAAATTCGATATATTGCATTTTAGTATCTTTGCCAAAAGAGGCAACATTTCTGCTTTAATTTTATACTCTCCTGTTTCATATTTTAAATATGTGGATGCATTCTTAAATCCTAACTTTATAGCCATATCTTTTTGAGAAAACCCAAGAGATTCTCTTTTTTCTCTGATGTATTTTAAATCAATTTCAACTTGCATAAAATCACCTCCGTTTCTGTTTCAGCAATCTTTATAATCTTAGTATACGTTGCTAAAACGGAAATGTCAAGTTCTATTTTAGCAATTTTTTCATTTCTGTTTTAGCAATGTGTTATCTTAATATTATTAAAAGTAAAAGGTGGTAAATATGAAAGTCAATGAAATGATTATCAATCTTAGGGAAAAGAGAAATATCTCTCAACGCGAATTGGCTAATCGTATCGGGATTAATAAAAGCGTAATGAACAGAATAGAATCTGGCGAAAGAGATATTAGAGCTCACGAGCTAGAAGCAATTGCTAACTATTTCGATGTTTCTGCAGATTACTTATTAGGAAGAGAAGAATTCGACAACAGCGACTTACTTGCAGCTCACATTGACGATGACTTAACGGAAGACGAAAAAATTGAAATAGAAAAATATTTGAAGTTTATTCGTTCCCAAAAAGAGAAATAGCCTAAATACAATTTTTTAGGAGGCTCATAGATGAATAAAACAAGTTCTGAACTAAAACAAGAATTTCCGGAATTGAATTTCATTATTGATAACAGCTTGCCGACGAAATTATTTGGCTTTATACAAAATAAAGTTGTCCATTTGCATCCATCGTTAACAGAAAGCGAGCTTAGATGTACTATTATAGAAGAGGTAATGCATTGGAAATACACCGTTGGGGATATAACAAATTTTAATAACATCGATAATATTAAACAGGAAAAATTCGCTCGTCGTAAATCTCATGAATACTTAGTAAATTTACAAACACTAGCTTTATGCTACGATCTTGGCTACAGAACATATTATGAAGCTGCTACTTTTTTAAATGTTACTGAAAAATTTTTGATTGAAGTAGTAGAGAATTATAGAGAAAAATATGGACTAATGTATAATAATGGTAATTATATTATACATTTTGGCTCTACCATTCAAGTTTTCCAGGAGGATAACTCTTTTTATCCTTATGATTATGGGTGCTAATAAATTTTGACGAGGTGAACATATGTATTGCCCTAAATGCGGACATGCACTAGACAATCACGAAAATCAATGTCCTAACTGTCTAACACCAATCATTTATCAAAGCAACAACAATGTAAAAACACAAAAAGCCGGCGAAATTATGGAAGAATCTGGTAAATTAATGTCAGGATGTGGTTGTTTAATGACATTGTTGATAACTATTCCTGTCATAGTAATTTTAATAATTATGTTTTTATAAAAAGGAGATAACGGGATGAGTAAGTATAGTTACTTGTTAAAAAAATGGTGGTTTTGGGCTCTTGCTATATTATTTTTAGTTATTTTATTTTACAGCTTTTGGGTAATAATATACTTGGTGGCACTAGCTTCCTTAATATTCGGGATAGTAAAAGTTGTTAAAAATGAAAACAGACGAAAATACACAATAATATTGACTATATCCGCTATATTTCTAATCACCTTTTCACTAATAAGAGTTGTACAGATGTATAACTATGTTATTAATAATCCAGAAGAAACTACAGCAAATGAGCAAAAAAAGAATACTGTCCAAGATGAGCAAACGGAAAAACCCGCTCAAGAAGACGCTGCCGAGGACGAGCAAGAAGAAGAACCTGCTCAAGATGATGTATCTACACCCTCTAAAATTACATCAGATAGTATAGAGTTATTTAATGAGTCAATTGATCGCTTGATTTCTGATTCGAGCGGGGTACTAATAAAAGTGGTTCCATTTGAAAATGAATATGATATGTTAATTGCGTACGTATCTCAAGATTTAAAATATCAAGATGAAGCAACTAAACAAAAAAATGTTGATTATTTAGGAAGCGAAATACAGCAACGTGCTCTAGGTACGCTCTTTGGCGGAGATAACAATCAGAAGCCTATGGTTGAGCTAAGATATGAGGACGAGACAAAGATGGCTGGAAGTAGTGCTTTTGATAAAACTAATATGAAGCTCAAAGGAAAATAAAATATAAAGGGAGAACGAGAGAATGACTATACCAAAAAAGGTAGTATATATTGTTGGATCGCTTATTTTAGTTTTAATTATAGCTGGCGCATCTTTTTTTATTTATAATCAGGTGCAAATAAAGAAAGAGCATGATGCGAAAATAGCTGCCGCTAAGAAAGAAAAAGAGGATAAACAAAAAAAGAAAATAATATTTAAAGATACTATTAAATCATTTAAGGATGACTCTACTTCTCTTGCTTCTGATGCGGAAACAATTGGAAATAAATACTATAATGTATGGAGTGACACAATCTATAATGAAAGTGTCAAAATAGATGGTAAAACCTACACAGATTTCAACAAAGCTCTACAGGCGCAAAATACAAAAAATATATTTGATGGCACTGAATCTAATTTAGAAACTAGCATAGATACAGTGAAAGACGAATATAATGATCTTAAAAATAATGTGACATCAGAAACCGAAAGCGAGTTTAATGAAGTAGATTCTTACTATAAATCACTTATGAAGTTTGTTAATTTAGCCAAAGAACCTTCTGGGAATTTTAATACCTTCTCAGATAATTACAATGATGCTAAAACTAATTATATAGAGCAAATGAACAATTTAGGATATGGGGAATAAAGGAGATACAATATGTCTATTATAAAAAAATGGTGGTTTTGGTTAATTTGTTTATTGATTATTATCGGAATTGGATTTACAGTATGGTACACACAGGTTTATACATCTGAATGGGGTAAGGGATTATCAAAAGAAGAAAAAGCAGTTTTTGAATACGCTAAAGAAACAAGTAACAAATCTTTTGATATATCATCGATCGATAATAAAGAGCTAGACAAACTATATTCCTTATTAATGGATAGTGGAACATACAATAAAACTATAATATTAGATCAAAATAATCTAAAAAAATACTCTAACAAAGCATATGACCTCGCCAGCAAACTTGCGTACGTTCAAAAAGACTTTGATTTATATAAAAAAGAGCTTAATAAGAAAAGAAATTTAAACTCTAAAGCAAAAGAAATGATGCCTTATGGTTTAAAAAACATATAACTAAAGAAAGCCTCCGGGCTTTTCTTTTTACCAAAAAAAGAACGTATGTGCGAAAGGAGAACGGAAATGAAGGCAGCTATTTATATACGCGTATCTACTCAAGAACAAATAGAGAATTACTCTATACAAGCTCAAACTGAAAAGCTAACAGCCTTGTGCCGCTCGAAGGACTGGGACGTGTACGATACGTTTATTGACGGTGGATACAGCGGTTCAAACATGAATCGCCCGGCTTTAAATGAAATGTTAAGTAAATTACATGAAATAGATGCAGTTGTTGTTTATAGACTTGATCGCCTCTCCCGCTCGCAAAGGGATACTATTACACTCATTGAAGAATACTTTTTAAAAAACAATGTAGAATTTGTTAGCTTATCGGAAACGTTAGATACTTCAAGCCCGTTCGGACGTGCGATGATTGGTATACTATCAGTATTTGCACAATTGGAGCGTGAAACTATCCGCGACAGGATGGTCATGGGGAAAATAAAACGCGTTGAATCTGGACTTCCGCTTACGACAGCAAAAGGGCGCACATATGGCTATGATGTAGTTGATACGAAGTTATACATTAACGAGGAAGAAGCACAACATTTACAATTGATATATGATATTTTCGAAGAAGAGAAAAGTATTACTTTTTTACAAAAAAGGCTTAAAAAATTGGGTTTCAAAGTAAAATCATATAGTAGCTATAATAAATGGCTAATGAACGATCTGTATATTGGTTATGTATCGTATTCTGATAAGGTGCATGCTAAAGGTATTCACGAACCTATAATCTCTGAGGACCAATTTTACAGGGTTCAAGAAATATTTTCTCGCATGGGTAAGAACCCGAACATGAATAAAGAATCATCATCACTATTGAATAATTTGATAGTTTGCGAAAAGTGCGGATTGGGCTATGTGCATCGCGCGAAAGATACAGTATCGCGAGGAAAAAAATATCATTATCGTTACTATAGCTGTAAAACTTACAAACATACGCACGAGTTAGAAAAATGTGGAAATAAAATTTGGAGAGCGGATAAATTAGAAGAAATCATAATAAGCCGCGTGAAAAATTATAGCTTTGCAACTAGAAATTTAGATAAAGAAGATGAATTAGATAGTATAACTGAAAAGCTTAAAACAGAACATTCAAAGAAAAAAAGGTTATTCGATTTATATATAAACGGCTCTTATGAAGTTGCTGAACTGGATAAAATGATGGCGGATATAGATGCGCAAATTAATTACTATGACTCGCAAATAGAAGCGAACAAGGAATTGAAGAGAAACAAGAAAGTGCAGGAATCATTAGCAGAATTAGCCACTGTAGATTTCGACTCGTTAGAATTCAGAGAAAAGCAAATATATCTTAAATCAATAATCAATAAAATCTACATTGATGGAGAACAAGTCACTATTGAATGGATTTAG